CAGTCAATCTTGGCCGCGCCCATCTTGTCAAGCTCGCGATCGCCCCAACGGGTGAACGTCTGGTAGTGATAGGACTGGCGCGGTTCGAAGTTGGCATTCGCGCCAGACAGACCATTGTTGTTCAGGTCGCCGTAGGTGGAAACCTCGCCAGTGGACTCGACGATCGGGAAGGTCGCAGTGTCCGTAGTCCAGTCGCCCTTCTTGGCCTCCCCGAAAATGTCCGCTGCCTCCATGGGCGCAGTGACCACACGAGTCAGCTCAGGATCCAGGAAGTTGGTGAGATAGAACGGAACGCCCGAGCTGGGAGTCGTTACGAGCTGGCTCTGAAGAAGATTGGTCGGCGCTGCGTCCATGAGAAGACGATCAGCGGCGATACGACCCGCCTGGGAGTCGCGGTAGTCCATGGCACCAGGAAAGATGATGCCGAAACGATCAGCCAGGAGATGGATGTGGGGATTCTGTCGCATGTGATTGGCTCCTACCGAACACCGATTTTGATGAGATCCATGACATTCCCAGGGCTGTTCACATACCAGTCAGTCTCGATCCACGCAGAGGTGGAAGCAGCCTGAGCAGAGATGGTGCCAGGAGCAGTCGAAAGGTTGTAGGTGCCGAGTCCGCCAGTGCCGGTGCCGAGGCTAGCGATGTAGGTCCCAGCAGCGACATTCGCAGACTGCACAAGCTGGCCAACGGCCAGAGCACCAGAGGTAATGGCAGTGACCGTCATCACATTGGTGGCGAAACTGGCAGTGCCAACGAACCCACCGTAGGCTTCCGGCAGCGCGGTGGTATAGGCCTGGGCAGTCTCAGTGGCAAGCGCATTCTGAGACAGGAACACCGTGCCGGAAGTTCCGTTGTAGGTCCCGATCGACTCAATGTAGGTGTTAGGAGCAACACCAGGACCAGTGACGAGCTGACCGATCGCAGGAATGCCAGATCCAGTAGCGCTGATGGTCATCGTGTTGGTGCCGACCACCAGGCTTGCAGTGACACTGGATACGGTGCCAGCAGCATTCGTGGGGAACGACCCAGCAGCAGCAGCGAGGACCTGACCATCGAGCAGATTGGCGAATACCTTGCTGTTGATGAGCGCCTCAGACATGGTGCTGAAGGCCCAGAAGTCACCGCGCAGATGCTCGGTGACACCCTTGCCAGAGGGAATAGCAAGAGTGCTATTGGTAAGCCACGCAGTGATCAACCCCTGCTGGAGATTGGAGATGAAGCCATCGGGCTTACGCGGCTGCCCAGCCGGACAGGCATTGTTTGCGCGACCAGGACCACCCGCGACAGGGTAGCTGTTCCACGCGAAGCGACCGACGAGGACGCCATTGGGACCAGCAGTGAGTCCGCCAGGCCCGGCATCCACAGTAGCAATCGGGTTCATCGAGGCGATGCCGCCGACGATCCCAGGGGCCTGCTTGTAGTTGACCTGATTCTGAAACATGGTTGCTTCCTCCTTCTAAGCGCGAGCAGGAATGTGGGTGTAACGCTTCTCGAAGTCAACAACGTCAGCAGAGTCCGTGGCCATGTTCTGGCTGGGCTGAGCCTTGGCGTGGATCAGAGGAAGCAGAGACTTGTAGGCGCTGGGGTGAACTCCCTTCGTCTCAATCTGATGAGCATCGAGAGCGAACTTGAAGATGGCATCAGCAGAGTCGAAAGCGAGAGTGTTGATCTCGCCAACGAAAGGCCTGACGTCATTGCTGGCCTCGTAGAGAGCAGACATGTGCGCCTTGGTCTCCTTGATTGCGGCGTCGGTGGCGGTTCGGATGGCAGCATCCATCGCAGGCTTGGTCACAGGCACATCCTTCATGGGAGCAGCATTGTCATCCTTCTCAGAAGCTGCAGCTACAGGCTTGGCCACGGGAGCTCCCTTCTTAGGCAGGACCGCATCCCGAGCAGCAGGCTTGCTGAGCTCGGTGATGAGCGAGTTGATGGCCTCAAGATCCGAAGCCGGGATGTCATAATGGCTGAGCATCTGCATGAGCTTCTCGCCCGCAGAGTCGCCATCTTCGGCGACGTCATCTTCGGCGACATCGTCCTTCTTGGGACGAGCAGCGTCTTCGCCAGCCTCGTCGTCATCGTCCTCGTCGCCACTGCCAAGGGCTTCAAGCAGCTCAGCGAGGTCTTCGACATCAGCGTCCTTGGCAAGACGATCTTTGAACAGCGCCTTGACGGAATCGGTGATGGGCTTGATCTGCTGCTTGAAGGGCGCAGGCTTCACGTCCTTGAGGAGCTTGTCAAGCTCACCGACTTTGAACGCGGCATCGGACGCGAGACGCGGAGCGATGAACGCAGCGAGAGCACCCTTGACGGTGTGCCCCAGCTTGGTGATCTTTCGGGCCATGATGGGCCTCCTTTGAAAAGGGTTTACTTGCTCTCGGTGAGTCCACCGATCTTGAACTTCCTCGTGGTAATGGTCGTCGTTGTCGTCTGATCCTCCTTTCAACAATATGAATCAGCTGCGACGGAGCAGATTATTCTCTGCTCTTTCATGGCCAGCAGCGAGCTTCTCATGTAACGATCTTTCTGCCTGTGTCGGTGCTTTCTGCGACGCCTCCCAGTGAGCCTTCGCCGCAGCTCTGTGGGCTGCGGCAGCAGCCTTGCTAGACCCAGTCCCATTTCTGACTGCCGCACTGGCTTTCTGCGCAGCGACAGATGCTTTTGCTGCGGATGCCTTGCTGCCGCCTCCACCCGAGTACTGGTTGATGCCTTCGGGATTGTCGTCCTCCACCGTCACAGAGTCGTGCGCCTTGTGCCCTTCCACATTCTTGAGTTGTGCCACTGCTTCCTCCTTAGTTGGGCCGCTCCAGATGATTCGGCCAGTTGACTCACTCTTGATGACCCAAGGAGCCAGCTTGCCGCTCGCATCCTTGTGGCCCTTCATGTGGGCGACGACATCAGACGCCACCATCGAGTCATGGGCACCAATCTTCGGTTGATCACCAAAGTTGCGACCAAACTTCACCGGCACCCCGCGTGCGGCAGCCTCATGAGCTGCGGCCATATTCTCGTGCCAAGCCTTGGGGCCAGCAGACGTGGCCAGACGAGCAGCGTGGGCGTGGGCTGCACTTGCCTCTTCGTGCGAGCCAGCGTCCTTGGACTTGATTGCCTTCGCAGAGCTACGACCAGCGTACGATGCAGCACCACTATACTGGTTGTGGCCTTCAGGATTCTCATCTGAGGTGACGCCACCCTTCATCTTTATGGCACAAGCCTTGGTGCTCGTGAGATCGTCGGTGATTGAATCAATGGTGCCAGCACCAGGCTTCATGCCAAGCTTCTGCTTTGCAGGAGCAAGAGCATCAGACACCAGCTTGGCAATGCCCTTCATATTGACCTTGACATTCAGCTTCGACACACCCGCTGGCTTGCGATCTTTCACAGTGACGTCCGGACCTGCGCGACCCTCATCAACCAGCGCAACATGGTTGCCTTGAAGATCATGCATGCGCCCATCATACTTCTGCCCCATGTATGTTCCTGGCGTCATGTCAAGCTCGTAGCGATACGCACATGACAGCTGCGTCTGAGTCTTCGACATCACTCCATCAATCGCACTCGTCGTCCACACAACCAGGTCATTGATGAGATAAGGATCTTCAAATCTCGCATTCGTGCCTGTGGACCCAACGACACGGTCGTGGACTTCCTTGTCGTCCATGTCATCAGCACTCACCTCAATGTGGTTGTCCATGAGTGGCAAATTGTTGAATGTGGCAGCAGCCTTCTCCAGCTCCTTAGGATCGCGGAAGAGGTAATAGACTCGGTCCGGCTGCAGTCCAAGCTTCTCGTAGTCCGGGATCTCAGCACCCCAATATGGATTCACACCAGCTTTGCTGATGTTGCATCCTTCCACATGAAGGAAACCTTGAGCATCGACGGAACGAGCACTGCCGCGATCAAAGGCGATTGCCCCTCCTGGTAGGTTACGACGAGCAGCCATCACTCTTCTCCTTCTGATTCATCGTCCTCTTCATCGAGCCCAGGAATAATAGACATGCAAGTGCAACCACAGTTGATTGGGGTGCCTGGCCAAACGTATTCGCCATCAACATCAGAATACATTCCCTTGTCAATGTCGTAAACTTCGCCATCCCAGCCCATGTGCTCTTCGCGAGGCTGGGCAGAAGCCATGGTGTGGACCCATCGTGCCTTGCTGATGCCAGACTCCTTCTGCCTCGTCCTATGGATGGCTGCGGTAGCTTTGTTGTTCTGATCACGAGCAATCAGAGCTGCACGACGCTGGGTGACACCATAGCGATCTTCCAGGTAATGAGTCAGCTCCTTCATGGATCGGCCCTTCTCGACGCTATCACGAACCCGATCAATGATGGCATCAAAGTATTCGCGAGGGATGCTCTTAATTAGCTTCACATTCTCCGCTATCACATCGTCGAGCACAGACTCAATGGCGCCTGTTGTCTGGAACTTCACAGAGAACCCAGCCTTGCGCAGAGCAGCAACAAATGAGATGTCATGGCTCTTCATAGCCTTCTTCGCAAACTGCTTCGCGATGGTCTCTGAGCCGGAATCGAACTGCTGGAGCCACTGCTTGGCATAATCCTTCATGGCCTTGGTCATGCGTGCCTGGGGATTGAGATCCTCTGCGAGCTGCTTGTCCTCTGGCAGTCCCTCCTTGCGCCACGCAACCTTGAGCCAATACATCGTGCCGCTGTGCATGGCAGTGATCATCCTCTCCAGGTGATGCCGATACTCCAGCTCCTCTCCTGCGTTTGGATACACAGGAGAGACGAAGATTGGCTTCTTACCAGGAGCGCGCAGCTTCATGGTTGCTTCTTCTCCTTCTGGTAGCAGCGGAACAGTTCGTCGCCAACGACGAGTAGTCTGGTGATCATCGCTCAACTCCTAGAACAGAGTTGTGAGCATCACGAGCAGCAGTGTGCGCATCCACATAGGACTCATGCACTGGGCGCAGGTGAGATGGGGCTGAGGAAAGGGCACGCTTATGAGCTTCCAGAGCCCGACTGTGCGCAGAACGAGCTGCCGCATGCGCTCGCCCAGTCCCCAGCTTTCTTGCGGTTCGTGATGCTGCTGTCGCTGCACCACTGAGGCGCATGGCAGAGGACAACGGACCATCATCGTCCTTGAAACCACCTAGGAACTGGTTTCCTCGGAAACCACCATCGCGAGCGAAAGCATTCGCGTCGCGCATGATGCGCAAGGCTGACTGAGCAGCAGCATCGCCAGTTGAACTGCGCTCTTCAGCAGTAACAGAGTCCTGCTCACCACCAGTCTGCATCGTAGGCTGGGTAGCAGCAAGAGGAGTCGGCATAGCATCGACATCAAGGTTGTTGAACCCAGATTCAGGATCGCTTGCCAGCTTAGAGCGAACTTCCTTCGGGCTGATAACACCCTGTTGAATCAGCTCCACCGCAAGATCCCCGTCGCTCTTATGCACCATGGCTAGCTCCTTGCCAGTCAGAGCAAACAGCGACACGAAGTCAAAGGTGATGTCGTCATCCACATAGCCAAGCTGATCGAGCATGATCATCTTGATCACTATTTCAAGATTGTTGCGAAACAGACGCTCCTGCTGATCAGCAATGTAATCGTAGTAGATCCTGATGTCGCCTTCTGCGGTGGTGTTCAAACCTGTTGGTGTGATGCCGAGCAGAATGACGAGCGGAGTCTTGGCCACAGCAGCCATGTGCTCCTGTGCCTGCGCCTGTAGCTTATCAAGACCAGTTATTGGAACATTGAGCTGCGTCAATGCCTCACTGTCCTTATTGATAAGCAGGATGCTCTGATTGTCGCGCAGCTTAGTGAACAACTGCGACCGTCGAATCAGCTCATCACCACTCGGCGAAAGCAGCACATCAAGATCAGTCGCAAGGGCCAGAGTGCTGAAGTTGCGCAGCAGCTTGCCAACGCTATCACGCGTCCCAAACCAGTAATCAACGTAGGGCTGTGCAAGCTGGCTTAACGACATGCCGCTAAAGTTGTAAACTGGTTTGAGAAGATCTGGGACTGGCCGGGAACAGAATGTGAGCAAGCGAGTAGCATCAACCTTCTGCCCATAGACAAACCACGCACTGGGCACATAGTAGTCAGAGGCCAGAGGATTGCTCGCGCTGTAGCTTGCTGGGTAGGTCGTGATTGGCTCCACGATCTTGAACCCACGCAATGATCGCTTCTTGATCTTGTATGGGTTCAGCAGCAACGGAGTTTCCAGCTCCTGTCCAACCACGTCGCCAAAGTTCGCAAACAGCATACAGCGGCCCATGAAGCCATCCAGCACCGCAGCAGTGCGGAACAGATCCCTGATTCGGTGTCGCTTGAGCTCGCGATCAATGATGTCGATGATGTCCTGCTTGTCGTCATCACCAGTGCTACGCAGCTTGATCCACTTGCGCGTCATCTCAGCAGCGGTGCGCTCCGACATGTCTCGATACTCAGTCAGCTGCGTCAGCTCAGTGAGGAATGGGAAGCCTGGGAACCCCATGCCATCAAGGACATTGGCAGTGATACCATTCATCGTAGACAGCATCGAGCTGAAGTTGGCGTCCTCTGCTAGATTCTTCCACGAAGCATCCATGGCCAGCACATGCTGGATCTGCTCTGAAGGAACAACACCTTTGGGCGGCACATATGGTTCCATGGGGAAGCGAGGGAACACCAGCCCACCATGACCACGCTCTGTGTTGTAAATCTCAACAGCGCGACGCACACCCTCCTGGAACTTTTCGCGACGCTCAGCGAGCTGCTCTTCTGGCGTCTTGGGCCCAAGGACAGCCGGGAGATCCTGCACCACCTTGGGCCTGCGGAAGAGTTTGCTGAAGAAATGATTCACAGATCACCCCAGCCGACTAAGGAGTTCGTCGGAGATGTGCATCTTGCTAGAGGCCATAGCAGCTTCCATCGAGATCATGAAGGAGTCCACATCATCATCAACCTTGATGTTGGGGAAGTTCGCGCACTGATCAACGAACGACGCCTGCCAACCACCGTCCTCAATGATTGTGATCAGTTTAGACTCGTGCGTTGGGCTGATGCGGTGAGCACGGAACACCTTGTCAGTGACTGTGGGCACCTCCTTGAATGGGATGCGTGTTGAACGCTGAAGCGTCTGGATGGTCGCCTTGCCGCTCGCAGATCCACCACCTTCAACAACGACCCGATGCGGTCGCCACATGTCATAGAGCAGTTCAACCTGCTTCAGCGCATCAGGGAACTCCAAACGATCACGCCACACATCCAGGACATAGTAGCGATAGTCAGCAACACCCAGCGTAGTGCATGCGGTGTAGTCGTGCTCCTTCTTCCCACCAAGCGCAGTGTCCCATGCCTGAATGACTGAACGAATTCCCAGGCTGTGGAAGTAGCTGCTGCGCTCGCCATGCGTCATCAGCGCCAGTGGCTTGGGTGGCTTCAGATATGCCCAGTTCTCACGCTTGAAGATCTCACCCTCAGCAGCAGACGGTCGCTGCTGGTAGAGTGATGCGAACACACGTGACCCAACGCCCACAGAGTCAGCAGTGCCAGTCCGAATGCGATTGAGTGCCTCAATTGGGTATCGCTCAGGGTGCAGAGCCTCCCCAGCACGCCGAAGCAGACGCCCATCAATGGCGCTGTATTCATCTTCCTCTGCGATTGCAGGGAAGCGAACAATCTGCCATTGCTCACCACCCTTGTGCGCATTCTCAATCAGACGACCAGCAAGATCAGCTTCATGCCAGCGCGTCATGATCACAACGATGCCACCACCAGGCATTGCGCGAGTATAGAGCGTAGATGCGAACCAGTCCCAGACGCTCTGGCGAACAACTGCGCTGGCAGCCTCAGCTGCATCCTTGATCGGATCATCAACGATCAGAACCTCGCCACCACGACCGCCGATTCCTGCGCCAACACCAGCACTCTTATATACGCCACGACGCCCAACAACTTCAAAGATGTCAGAGTTGCGCAAGTAGCTGCCATCAGCAACTGTGCGAATGTTCTTGCCCCACAGATTTGTTCCAGGGAACAGATCCCTATACTCTTCAGAGTCAATGATGCGCTGCACATCACGATTGATTGAGCTAGCAAGATCACTCGCATAGCTCGTCGCGATGAACGTCAGATCAGGATAGCGACCAAGAGCATACGCAGGGAAACGACGAGAAGCGATCTCTGTTTTGCCATGGCGAGGAGGCGCCATAATGATCAGGCGTGGCGACTTCTGATCAATCACATCTTGAAGGAACTGATCGAGGATCGCAGCCAGCTCCTCATTGAACCATCCAACGATATAGTCTGGCTTTGTATAGCGAGTGAAGTCCAGAAGTGTGCGACGTGCTATCTCCTGCTTGATCTCAGCAAGCGAAGGCAGACTAGCCAGCGTCGCAGACAAGGACATCAATCATCTCCACATTCACAAGAACAGGTATGGGGAGACTCTCGTGGCACACCAGCAGCATCGCTATCGCTATCGCTATCGGCATCGCTATCGCCAGAAGCAGCAGCAGAGGCAGCAGCAGAGGCAGCAGCAGAGGCAGCAGCTCGCTGCACATCAGACCTGCGCAGCCGGATAGAAACGCCTCCTGCGATCGTTTCCCCAGCAGCCGCTCGCGCAATGGTTGCCTTGTCAACGAGCGCAGCAAGCGTAGTCAGCTCATCGATGCTCAATTTGCTCAGGTCGTGCTTGTTCTCAACTACCACAGGCCCACCACCTTCGCCTGTGACCTGAATTGGCAGCAGCCGAGACCATAGCTTGTAGAAGTCGCCAGGATGCGCTCTTCCCCACCTGATGAGTGAAGGCACACCACCAAGGCCATCAAAGGCATCAATGAGTGCTTGCTTCACAGAGACAGTGACCTTGTTCTGGACTCCCTTCTTTCGACCAGCACCAGGCAGAGGCGCATGGCCCTTCTTGAAAGCTGTCCTGGGCGCACGACGTGTTCCACCAGAAGGAGACAGAGGCTGATCTGTCTTATCGTTCTTAGGTTTGATCGGAGGGAGTGGTTTCACTTTCTTTGCCATAAATAAATCTCTGTCAGGAGAAAAATCACAAGGCCCTGCGAACGAATGTGGCTGGCACACCTTTAAGTTTACGCCTTTTTCCAGCCCTGGAAAGGATCACCCTTGAAAAATAAACATCTTTTTGTAAAGTGCTCAATTGAGCATAGCCGGGAACTTGCGGATGTGCGCCCTGCCTGCGTCCGCACGATTCGATGCTTCCGCACCACAATTTCATCAACAAATCACCAATTTTTCGCCACAGTTCCGCACACCCAACAAACTGCAATTCCCATTCCCATCATTCCACAGAGGGTAGCTTTTTTCCAGCAACCCCAGTTTACGAGTTTTTCGCGACCCGTAGTGGAAACTTCGCTTCCCCTTAATAGGGGGGTAAATGTGAAACACGAATTCTTGTTTGCACTTTCTCGCGCGCGCCGGATTAGGAGCTCACTTATGTCTTTTGTTTCCTTCCACTTCGGCTCACTTCATCTGTCATAATGTTTCAGTCCATCAGAGCATCTCACAGACAGTTCATCCTTGACGTTCTGTCCTTTCCATTTGAAAACATTCACACTTCCTCTTCCACAGAACGCTGCTTATCTCTCGTCGTTCTTTTGTCGTTCTGCGCAAGATGCTGTCTATCACACATTCTTCAAGGTTCCAGAACGGCAGAACGTCATTTTCCAGAAAAGGCTGTAGTGCGGATTCCTGTTTGTGTTTTACCCCCCTATATAGAGGGGTGCGTTCCCAGAGGACGGGTCCCAAAAAACTCGTAAACGGGGGGTTGCTCTGAAAAACATACCCCATGCGAACAGGTCCACTTGCAATTACCATCCACCCTGCGCCACAGGTTCATTTTCCAAAGCTACCAGGTCGCCAGCAATCAAAAAAAATTTCCCCGCTGCAATTTTTTTCGCGGGAAACTTAGGGTCCACCGCGCCCTGGGATCATTCCAAGAGCGGTATCCTGGGTGAACTCCTGGGGCGCACTTAAAGAAAAGGACAGAGCAATGGGTCGTGTATTCATCACTCAGCAGCCAAAGCCCAACCACACTGGGTGGATGCCCAATCTTAGCCCAGCCGCGCCATACGGCCGGTTTGTCTATGTGTTCAGCAGCGACGCAGCTCCCTGGACAAATCCAGATGAAGCTGTTGAGATCGCCACAGCAGCACTGGCCGACTTTGACCCGGATGAAGATTATATTCTCTATCCAAACTCTGGCGACCCAGCAGCGATGTGGATCATCCTCCTGGTGCTGGCGAGGTTCAACATCAACAAGCTCCGAGTTCTCTACTGGGAGCGCAAGCTCGTAGATGGCGAGCGTTCTCGCAGGGACGGATTCTACTCACCCGTAACAATCAAACTGCCGCTCTTCTAGCCCAGGAGGAGGAGGACATGATCCGGCTGAGCGATTGCTTCGATCTGACTGCTTCCTTCAAGACGACGAAGGCTGAGCATGTTCATGCGCACATCATAAAGGATCCAACTCTAGGCGGACACTGGTATTGGACCACATTCGGTCTTGCAGTTCCTCCACCATTAATTATCTGGCAGGGTCGGGAGCGTGGTGCTGCGTGGGTGATGCTGGACATCACCACTGGCGGAATGGAAGACCAGGATATCGTCCTGCCAACTTGTGGGTGGTGGGGCTGTATCAACCCAAGCCATCTGATCATCTGCGACAAGAATGAGGCCATCCGCGTGCGTAGGGCATTGCGTGATGGCCTTCCATATATGCGCAAGAGCATCTGAGGAGGAGTTATGCCGCCTGTCAAGAAAGAACCCAATGAACCAAACAGCAGCAGGCCAGCCAGCATCCAGCAGGAGCCGCGAGCTGTCGAACCAAACTGCCCGAAGTGTGGTGATAATCGGCAGGTGTGGACGAACCAGATCACCGGAAAGAAGACCTGCCATCGTCTTTACTGCCATACTGAAATCCCTGATCCACCAAAAGCAGAGGGAGATCTCGTTGTGGGATTGAAGCGCATCGTAGAGACCAGCAACGATGGCTCAGTGTTCCCAGACGAACGATTCCTGGACATTCATCCTCTGCCTGCGCCTGAGGCACACACCATCGTCAAGGAACTGAACCAGCTGTCATTGAGTGGTTCTGCATTGCGCATCTGGAAGGTCGTTGATCTTGGCTACCAGCTTCAGCCAGGGTGGCAGAAATGAGTCCCCGGCTGCTGGAGCGTGGTGAGCTGTGTGTCGTCTAAGTAGTTCTTCAACCAGCGCCATAGGGCGCAACACATAAAGGAGCAACATATGGAAAACAGAACCCACACAGTCGCAGCAGATCAGGGTCAACCGCCTGAGATGCAGCCGAGCATCGATCTGCTGGAGGACGCGGCCCCACCTGCTGGTGCAAATGATCTCCAGCAACTGGTTGCTTACGCTGATGAGATGCTGGCTCTCGAGCAGGAGATGGAGCAGCTGTCGGAGGAGATGAAGAAGAAGACTGCTCGCTACGCCAAGATCCAGCTGGACCTGCTTCCAGACGTCATGCTGGCCATTGGGATGAAGAAGTTCACGCTGTCATCTGGGTATGTGGTTGAGGTCGGCGATTTCGTGCGTGGCACAATCCCAACGACTAACCAGATTGAAGGTGCTGATGAATTCGATCGTGGCATGCTGATGGATCGTCGCATGAAGGCACTGACCTGGCTGCGTGAGCAGGGTGCTGAAAGTCTGATTAAGAACCAGGTGGTCGTGCTGTTCGGCAAGGGACAGGACGAGGATGCCAAGAAATTCTTTGAGAAGATCAAGAACGAAGGCTTCCCTGCGAAGTGTGAAGAAGAGATCAACTTCCAAACTCTGAATGCTTATCTCAAGGAGGCACTCAAAGGAGGCAAATCCATTCCCGCAGATGCATTCGCCTTGTTCAGTGGTCGCAAGGCTACTATCAAGCTCCCCGCCAAAGCCAAGGGCACCAAGAAAGGATCAGCCCAGTGAGCGCGGCCAGCATTCTCAGAGCACATGGCATCCTGGTAGAAGAGATCAATAGACTTCCAGTTGGAAAGGAGCTGCGCACTGCTGATCTGGCGCTGATGCTGGCTCGTGAGAATGTGTGCCTGTCCGCAGCATCCATGACTGGCCTCATCAAAGATCTTGTTTCTTCCAATCTGCTCGTGCGCGTCACCACGAAGCGTCTGGCAGTGGCTGCTCGTCTGAAGCCTGTCGTGGCACAGGATGCCCTTCCAACTGATGTCCGCATTGCGAATCTCGAATCTCTTTTATCCGCCTTTAGCGAGCGACTGGCCGCAGTCGAGTCTCGGCTCATCTAACCCAACTACTGGAGCAAATATGATCATCATCATCCAAGCAGCCGCCAATGGTGTCTTCATTAAGCAAGACACCTCTGATGAATGCCATGTTTTCGAGAAGCCTAACAGAGCTCCGAGTGCAGCTGCAAAACTGGTTCGGCAGCTTCTTCAGAATCACTTTGATGGTCTTTGCGAAGAGGCTGAAGGCACTGGCGAGGAAGGCGAAGAGAGTGCCGACGCAGGAAGTGTTGACTAGGATCTCAACAGCAAGCAGTTCTAACCCAGTGGCGCATGTGCGCCCAATCTCAAAGGATTAAGTCATGGCCAAGCAGCAGCCCCACCACGAGGAAGCGAAGAAGGAAGTGAAGAAGCACGAAGAGAAGAAGCAGGAGCTGGCAACGCCGAATACGAACACTGGCCTTGTCACCTCTGACATCGCCAGCCTGCTGCTGGAAGATGAAGGTGCTGGTCGGGAGACAATGAGCGCCAAAGATCTGGCAATCCCTCGGCTGGCCATTCTCCAGGCGCTCAGCCCGACCTGCACCAAGGGTGATCCTGCCTACATCAAGGAAGCGGAGGTTGGCGAGATCATTGACAACATCAGCGGCAAGCGATGGGCTGGTGAGGAAGGCATCATCGTCATTCCTGTCAGCTATCGTCGTGCCTACATTGAGTGGGACAATCGCAAGTTCGTGGCAGATCACGGAACGGATGACACCCTGTATAACCAGTGTGTGAAGAATGAGAAGAAGCAGATGCAGCTTCCCAATGGTCACACCATGGTGGAAACTGCTGAATACTATTGCGTCATGCTTGAGCCGGAGACTGGGCTGCCTCGCCAGGTTGTCATCAGCATGAGCAGGACGATGTTCAGTGAGGCCAAGCGATGGAACAGCCTCATGAGCAATCTCATGGTTCCTCGTCCTGATGGCGAAGGCGTCTTCAATCCGGCTATCTTCTACCACAGCTACAAGCTCACCACCATCCCCAAGTCCAACGACGACGGAACCTGGTATGTGTGGAAGGTGAATCCCTACAAGCCCACGCTGGAGCTGGTTGGCGGCCACGACCTCTATCTGGGCTCGCGCAGCTTCCGCAAGGCGGTGGTGTCTGGCTCTGTGAAGGTTGCCGATCACGACGCGGCAGCGATCATTGATCCTGCTGGTTCTATCGAAGGTGAGATTTAGCTTCAGCAACCAAGGGTGTGAGCTCAGCAATGGGCTCACACACATTCATCTGGTGAAGCATGTCTCACGACCTCATCAAGCAATTCATGCAGATCCTGGTTGGCTTTGAACATGGTCACGGCGAACACGTGCTCAACAAGGTTCAGGCCAATGGGAAGGTGAAGGGCGATGCACGAACAGTGCCAACTGGCGCTACGTTCGAACATTATTCAGAGCACCTGCTTGGCACAGGAACGAGCCTTGGCCTGATCCCTCTGCTTGAGGACAACACTTGCTTTTTTGGCGCTATTGATATTGATATCCAAGGCGAGGTCAAGCTAAATGAGACCATCGAAGAACTTGAGCGACGAGTAAGGGAAAAAGAGCTTCCGCTGGTCGTCTGCCGCAGCAAGTCTGGTGGGGCACATCTCTATGCCTTCATGAGCAAGCCGTGCTCTGCGACTCTGATGCAATCAAAGCTAACGGAGTTCTCCATCGCATTGGGGTATGGTGGCTGTGAGGTATTCCCCAAGCAGACGCTGCGAGTAAGTGAAAAGGATCTGGGCAACTGGATCAACATTGCCATGTATGGGGCACTGAGTGCAGAAGGCACGACTCGCTTTGCCATACGTAATGGAGAACACATCCAGGCACTGGATGATTTTGTTCGCTATGCAAAGTCAATGCAGCTGACGCCAAGATTGCTTGAAACTGCAACGCCGAAGCTGTCCGATCTGTTTGCGGATGGTCCTCCTTGCCTTCAGCAGATTGCCTCCAATGGCCTGACAGAAGGTGGTAGAAACGTAACATTGACAAATGTGGTTATCTACCTCAAAAAAAAGTATCCTGAAGAGTGGCAGGACAAACTTCAGGAGTTCAACTTTGAGCACGTTCATCCTCCACTGCCCGCAGCTGAGCTGTCGCAGATCAGAAAGAACCAGCAGCGCAAGACCTACTACTATCAGTGCAAACAACCACCACTCTGTAATCACTGTGACAAGAAGGAGTGTTTGAAGAGGGAGTTTGGCGTTGTCGGAGGCAATGATGGTGGAGGCAATGATGAAAACATCCTCTTCCGCGCAGATGGGTTAGTCATCCATCAGCAAGGAACGAGCATCCAATACATGACGCTCAATGTCCTTGGTCACACAATCACTATGGACCCACGAGCAATCCGTAGTCCGGAGGAAGTGGCATTTGCATTCTTGGAACAAGCGCATATCGTCCTCATGCCATTTAAGAAAGTTGACTGGTTGAACAAGCTCGCAGAACTGATGCTGACGGCAACTATACAGCAGCTTCCTGATGATGCGTGTGAGAGCGGTCAGTTCTACTCCCTCATGGATGTGTTTCTTAGTCAGCGCCCAACGCACAGCAAGAATGAACTGCTCAAGGGCAATGTCTATACCGAGAATGGCCACTGCTACTTCCGCAGTCGTGACCTACTTACGTTCCTGATGCAGAGAAGGTTCGACAGCAAGCCTGCGCAGGTGTGGAAGTGGGTGCGTGGGATGGATGGCAATTCTGATACGATGCGCATCGATGGTAAAAATTATCGTGTGTGGTATGTTCCTGAACCAGAGCGAAGCAATGGTGGAGAGTTTCCCCTTCCTCCTCCGCTTGCCACGGAAATCTGATCTTCTGGCATCGCACAGCAAGGAGCCATAGGACCTACGTCAATGGAAGGACGATGAAGTCACGACTTCACAGGCGCAGGCAGCTCACTTGAAATCTGATTCACAAAGGAACATTAAGGCAGAGAAATGAACATAACAAAAGTCTTTGGTCCACCAGGCACAGGCAAGACAACATTTCTTCTTGATGTGGTTGACCAGGCCATTCGCACTGGCACACCACCAGAGCGTATAGCCTATGTTGCTTTCACAAAGAGAGCTGCGGAAGAAGCTGCATCACGAGCAATGTCTCGATTTGGCCTAACAAAAGAGCAGCTTCTGTGGTTCCGAACACTTCACTCTATGGCCTTTAAGACTCTTGGCATGTCGCGTGATGACGTGATGCAAGAGCATCACGAGAAAGAGCTGTGCTACGAGATGGGCTTCCAATTCAGTCCTGCGCACGACATTGCGATGGTTAGGACTGGTAAAACTCTTGGCGATAAGGTGGCGATCATCCAGTCATTGAGTCGCTTGCGTGGTGTGACTATTGAACAGCAGTGGGAAGAATGTAACTTCCACGATTGCTTGCTTGAGGTGGCAAAGCAATGGCACTTTGGGCTTCAGCGTTACAAAGCAACGCATGGGCTGGTTGATTACACAGACATGCTTGAGCAGTTCAACACTGTGCTGGACGTTGATCTTTTCATTCTTGATGAAGCACAAGATCTTTCACCACTCCAATGGCAAGTAGTCCATCGTGCCTCGGCTAACGCCAAGAACTTCTACCTCGCTGGGGATGATGACCAGAGCATTTATGATTGGGCCGGAGCCACTCCCGAGGCATTCATCAACCATCCGGGTAAAAGCCTGGTGCTACCGCAGAGCTTCCGAATTCCTCGTGCAATTCAGTCAATCGCACAGGGAGTCTCGGCTCGCATTCGGGTGCGACAGGAAAAGCAATGGTATCCACGCGAAGCAGAAGGGAAGATCTATCGCATTGGCTTTGAAGATGCAGTCTCCTTGAAAGAAGGGTCGTGGCTTCTTCTTGCGCGCAACCATAGGCAACTATCTCGTTTTGAGTCCATGGTCCAGCAGCAAGGCTACTCCTACTTGAAGGAGGGGAATCATTCTACTAGCGGTAGCCTATCTCGTGCAATTGTTACATGGGAGCAGTGGCGCAAGGGCAAGCAGGTGGACATCAAGAATCTGAAGACCCTGAAGAACTACGTAGATTGCCTGGAGGAGTGGAATCCTGGCAAGACGGTAATTGCAATTGAAGATTCCCCTGCGCATCATCTGGCCGAGTACAACTGGATGCAGGCCCTTTCCGTTCCACTTTTGAAGAAAGAGTATCTGCGTTCATGTCTTGCAAATGGAGAGAATCTATTTGCAGATCCAAGAATTACCATCAGCACCATCCACAGAGCGAAAGGAGGAGAAGCAGACCATGTCATCTTAATTACGGATCTGACGCGAGAGCAGTGGGAGCAGCAGGATACTGATAGCGAGCTGCGAGTTCTCTATGTCGCACTTACGAGAGCGAAGGAGACTCTGACAATAATTGATGCACAATCTCTGTCTAGCTACAGATTGTGATCAAAAACAGTTTCACCCATTCTGCTGAAAATAAGGGATAATAAATTCTTCATCACGGGGTGTGTCGCCCCGTATTCACCCACCACAAGGAGGACATCATGTCTGAAGTCGAAACCACGACCCAGGGCGCTGTGGAAGCGCCTGCTGCGGAAGCTGCTGTGGAAGCGCCTGCTGCGGAAGCTGCTGCGCCCAAGAAGGATGCGCCCAAGAAGGATGCGCCCTGGGAGGATGCGCCTAAGAAGGATGCGCCCAAGAAGGCTGCGCCCAAGAAGGCTGCGCCCAAGAAGGCTGCGCCCAAGAAGGCTGCGCCCAAGAAGGCTGCGCCCAAGAAGGTTGCGCCCAAGAAGGTTGCGCCCAAGAAGGCTGCGCCCAAGAAGGCTGCGCCCAAGAAGGCTGCGCCCAAGAAGGAGAAAGCAGAAGGAGCGGGTCAGCCCGGCAGGATCAGCAAGTTCGCTGGCAAGAAGATCACCAAGCTCGTCAAGGACAATCCTCGTCGGGAGGGCACCATCGGTCATGCCAGCTTCGCGCTGATCACCAGCGGCATGAAGTTTGAGAAGTATGCGGAGCTCGGCGGCAGCACTGCCCAGCTTGCCTACTGTGTCAAGCACGGATTTGTCAAGGTTGATTGATTCCCTGCGGAGGCCAGCATGAAAATCATTGGTGCGGGAATGGCAGGGCTACTCGCTGCAAATATGTTGCGTAGACACAATCCTGTTGTCTATGAGCAGAGAGAGACGCTGCCCGACAATCATGCAGCAGTGCTGCGCTTCCGCAATGAGGGCGTCAGTCGAGCGACGGGCATCCCATTCAAGAAAGTCAAAGTCCAAAAAGCAATCATTGATGAGAGGGGTGCCATCCACACAACGACGAATCTCCGCCTGAGCAACATGTATGCGCAGAAAGTGATTGGTCGTGTCGTGACTAGGAGCATCATCAATCTTGATCCTGAGGAGCGATTTATTGCTCCTCAGGATTTCATCCAGCAGATGGCTCAATGTGTGGACATTGTTTTCAATTCTGCGATAGATCTATCACAAGAAGAAAACAGCTCAGAGCCAGTCATCAGCACCATGCCGATGCCTGTGCTGATGACTCAGCTTGGCTGGGATAGCATGCCAGTCTTTGGATCCAGTCCGATCTGGGTGGTGACTGCGGAGATACTTGATCCGATCGTCGATGTTTACCAGACGCTGTATTTCCCAGATCCAGACCTTCCTCTTTATCGAGCAAGCATCACAGGCAACAAAGTGATTCTCGAATTCATGAAGGACCCAGAAGGGACAAGCTGTGGGTCTCTGGCGGATGAATGGCTTACTGCGTTCGGAATCCAGCCAAGAGTTCTTGCAAACGAGAAAATCTCAGTCCAGCGTTACGGCAAGATCAGCCCAATCAACGACCTGCTGCGCAAGAACTTCATCTTCACTGCTAGCCAGCAGCATCACATCTATTCCCTAGGAAGGTTTGCCACGTGGAGGCAGATCCTACTCGATGATCTGGTAAACGATATCCAGTTCATTGAATCCTTCATTACACAACGCGACCTCTATCACGCACAGAAGTCAATCGTCTTGAATTCATAAAGGAATAAACCATGACAAAGATCTGCGGCATCAAGCTGACCCATGACGCAGCAGTGGCAGGGATTGAGGATGGCAAGCTGCTCTTCTGTGTGGAGATAGAGAAGCTGCGCAACAATCCTCGCTACTCAAAAATGACGACCACCGATGATGTGGATGACATTCTGGAGCATTTCAACTTTGTCCCAGACCTGTTCGTTCTAGATGGCTGGAAGTACAGCAGCGCCATCTCCCCGGCTGGCACCTTTGAGGTTGCTGGCTATTCAGAATTTGATAGCAGCAATCAGCATCCACTCGATCCGTCGGTGTTCTACCCAGAAGACAAAATCTTTGGCAACTACATCAGCTTCCCACACATGAGCGGACACCTGATGAGTGCTTACGTTACTAGCCCATTCGCCAAGAACCGAGAGTGCTGCTACTTCATCAGCTGGGATGGCGGGCAGAATCCGCGTGTCCATTATTTCGATCCTGGCCTCGGCAAGTTCCAATTCATTTCGTCACTGTTTGAACTCTACGGCATCATCTATGCGGTGATGGGCTACTACTATGGCCCATACAAAGAACCGCATGTGTGGGGTGAAGACATCAAGCAGGTGACGCGGTATGGACGCGGATATGATGTCCCAGGAAAATTGATGAGCTACATCGCGCAAGGAACTGCCAGCCCTGATCTAGTTCAGCGAATGATGGGCATCTATTTCCGTGTGAGCAACATCAACGACGACTGCCCTCTTGGCTACAACCAGACAGGAATCATGGAGCATGAGTTCATGCGTGGGGTGAAGGCAGAAGTGGAGTCAATTGGCAATCTGAGTGATGCTGATGTGCTCGCTTCAATCCATGAATGGTTGAAGATCATGCTGGTGGAGAATGCCTGCGCAATTATTCCCAAGGGTGCGAATTTGTGCTTCACAGGCGGCAGCGCACTCAACATCAAATGGAATAGCGCATTGCGCAACAGTGGGCACTTCAAAGCAGTCTATGTCCCTCCATTCCCCAATGACTCTGGTAGCGCAATTGGTGCTGCTGCCTGTGCGATGTTCACCGAGGATGGCATTCTTGAGCTCGACTGGAGCGTATATTGCGGCATGGAAGCACAGATCGGAACGATTCCGGAAGGTTGGGTGCAGAAGGAATGTTCAATCAGTGAGCTGGCTCAGTTCTTTGCGACCCACCCTGATACTCCGGTTGTGTTCCTGAATGGTCGGTGTGAAGCTGGGCCTCGTGCGCTGGGCAACCGGAGTATCTTGTGCTCTGCCATCCATGCAGAAACAAAAGGACTACTCAATGAGATGAAGCTCAGAGAGTCGTTCCGTCCTGTGGCGCCGATATGCTTGGAGCAGCATGCTCCAGAAGTTTTCACTCCCGGGACTCCTGATCCATTCATGCTCTTCGATCATCGTGTGAAGGATGAATGGGTGGCGAAGGTGCCGGCGATTGTGCACCTTGATGGCACTGCGCGACTGCAGACTGTCAATGCTACAGAGAACTTCGTCGTGTGCGATCTGCTCACTCGCTACTATGAGATAACGGGCATCCCTCTGCTGTGCAATACCAGCGCCAATCTCAATGGCAGCGGATTCTTCCCTGATGTAGAGAGTGCCATGCGTTGGCCACACAGCCACTGCATCTGGCACAACAACGTTCTCTATACCAGAGGCGAGGAGGTGCTGTGATGTCTTCTCTGCGACACATGCTCTTCCTGGACAAAGATATGACGGGTGATGACATCATTGATGTCATTGTCTCGTGGTCCATAATAATTCTTGGGGTGGCAGTGTCCCTATATGTCATCACAAAGGAGATCACAAAATGAAAATCACCCTTATCAACCACACACCACGTGCCCTTGAGACGCTGCTATTCACGAAAGGGACCAGGCTCATGATGAGCGCAAATGGTCTTGATGTCGTGGAAAGCTGGACCGACGACAAGAAAAAGGACGAGCTCCGCTACATGCTAGGGACGATCAAGTCCTCGTGGGAGATGATTGACTTCATCTTCTACATCGAAGGAGTCACACGAGCCTTCACTCACCAGTTAGTAAGGCATCGCGTTGGGACTGCCTTCGCACAGCAGACCCAACGAGCTGTGAACATGGCTGATTTTGAATACGTAACCACAGGTGGCATCCTCGCAGACGAGGAGCTCAAAGAGATCTACGACAACACGATGCATGAGATCAACTCCGGCTATTCCGCACTCATTGAAGCTGGTGCCAATGCTCAAGATGCACGTGGTGTTCTGCCGACTAATGTGTGCACCAATATCGTCTTCAAAGCAAATCTGCGAACACTACATCACATGTGTGGGGAACGTCTGTGTGTGAAAGCACAAGGAGAGTTCCAGAATGTGATGCGTGAGATTCGCCGTGTTGTGGTCCAGGAGCTGCCGTGGACTGAGCCGATGCTGCGAGTGTTCTGCGCAACAAATGGCACATGCTGCTTTCCCAACTACATGGACTGCCCGATCAAGGGTGGGGTGTTCAACCCTGACACTGGTCGGCGTTATGACAACAGATGCCACAAGGTTGAAGGTCGGGGTGGCGAACCATTTGAGATCCCCGATGCCATCCTGACCAAAGAAGAAATTCAGAAGCTGTGGGAAGTCACTCGCGCAGAAGCCCAGCCAACCGGGATGGATGCTCCCAAGGAGGCCAAATGAATGCGGTCGGCAAGACTAAGTGTTACATCGTTGATATTGATGGGACCATAGCCGACTGCGGACATCGCATCATACACATCAGCAATCCACACGGCACAAAGAACTGGGAAGTGTTCAATTCAATGCTGAACCTTGATGAGCCAAAGACAGACGTTCTTCGTGTGGTCGATGCCTTAAACGCGGATGGGTATCCAATTATCCTGGTGACTGGGAGGTCCTCTCGCTACCAGGAAGCCACCATCCAATGGTTGATCAAGCACAGAGTCCCATTCCGTCGCCTTTTGATGCGCAAGGATGGCGATTATCGATCTGATCACATCATCAAACGTGAGATCTATCACGAGCAGATCTACCCACTGTTTGATGTCGTTGGGGTGTTCGAGGATCGGGATGCTGTGGTTGACATGTGGCGCAAAGAAGGCTTGACTTGCTTTCAAGTTCAGAAAGGAGACTACTGATGGATGATCGCAGCACAATCTCTGGACCGCAGATCTGCTTGCAGGATGCAATGCAAACCTTCGCGCAGCGCGGCAAGCAGTATGGTGGAAACAGCGGAGAGGCATACAAGCGATTTGGCCACATCATGATGGCCTTGTTCCCGAATGGCCTAACCATCAACAGCCCCGAGGACTGGAACCGATATGGCTGTTTCCACATGGAGGTAGTCAAAATTGCGCGCTATGCAGCAAACTTTGAGGTCGGACACATTGACAGCCAGCACGACCTCATTGTCTATGCATCTATGCTGGAGTCTCTTGACCGAGAGGCACAGCTACAGCGTCAGAAACAAGCAGACGACATGTGGTCGAACCTATGATCATCTTCGATACTGAGACAACAGGCCTGATCCTGCCAAGCCTAGTCCGCATTGAAGAGCAGCCACAGATCATTGAATTCGCCGGAGTGAAGCTGGATGACATCACGCTGGAGGAAATTGAGCGCCTTACCTTCATGTGCAATCCCGGCTGTGCTCTCCCAGAAGAGATCATCAAGATCACGAGCATTACGGATGAAATGCTGAAGGATCAGGAGCCTTTCGCCTCGCACTATCATGATCTGTGTGACTTCTTCCTCGGGGAGCAGATGATGGTTGCGCACAATCTGGACTTTGATAAGACGCTGCTCAAGCTTGAACTGATTCGCATCGGTAAGGAGTTTGCCTTTCCTTGGCCACCAAAGCAGGTGTGCACCGTTGAGGCAAGTTTTGGGATCAACAACAAGCGCATGCGACTTAGCGACTTGCATCTGCATTGCACAGGAGAAGACTTCAAGGATGCGCATCGGGCGATGGCTGACACAGAGGCTCTGGTGCGCTGTGTTAGATGGCTACGCGCAGAATCTATGATGTAACTAACGACAAAGGAGCAAGAAATGAGGACCGTTTCCTTGATCGCAGATCGCCATGATGGCATCTCTGCAGAGGGTGGCCCCGGCTGTCCTCTGGTGGAGGATTGTCCTCTGCTCACAAAGAGGATGGTGTGCCAATGATGCCTTCTCAGCTGTATGATTTCGTTCAGGAGGTAGCTTCAGGGCGCATGTTTGAAGGACGCACACCAAGCTGGTATTATCTGTGGGCGAAATACATCATCCGAATCCATCTGTGTGATAAGATTGAAACTGTGGAATGGAGATTGCGATGATCCACCTTCGATGTAGGACTGAGTATTCGTTTAGAGAGGCATTCGGTCCTGTTGACAAGGTGCTGGCAGCAACAGAAGGGCCTGTCGCCATAACAGATCGCTACAATACATTTGGCCATGTTGAGTGGAATGACAAATGCAAAGCAGCCAAGCGCAAGCCGATTTTCGGGGTTGAGCTAGCAGTAGTCAATGACATGACTGCTCGCACCAAACAGGGCATGAACATGATGGTGTTCTTGGCCAAAGACAACAAAGGGCTGCGTGAGATCTATGAGCTTGTTGGGCTCAGCACCAAGAAAGAGAACTTCTACTACACCCCTCGCATTGACTACACGACACTTCTTGATATCAGCGACAGCGTCATTGTTCTGTCTGGCTCGCATCCTGTGTGGGGCAATTTACCAAAGCGAAAAAATATATACGTTGAGCTAAGCCCAGCTTCGCAGATGAAGGCACCAGAATTCGCCAGCATGCGTGGGTTCAAGACAGTTGCAACCTCAGATAATTATTATCCGCGCATCACCGATAAGGCAGTGTATGAAGCTCTGACTGGCCATGAAAAGCTGATGAGAACTTCGCCTATGCATCTGCTGAGCAGCACCGAATGGAAACTGTGTTGGCCTGGACAGGAGGAAGCATTGCGCACCGCAGCTGAGATTGCGGAAATGTGCAACGCAGACCTGCCAATCGGCACGATGGTCAAGGCAGATCCATCATTACCGACTCTGCGTGCGCTGTGTGAGCAGGCCGCTCCACAGCGCAAGGTTGACTTGAAAGATCCAGTTTATGCAGCGAGGCTAGATCGGGAACTGGAACTGATCCACGACAAAGGATTTGAGGACTACTTCTACCTCGTGTGGGATCTGGTTCAATATGCAAAAAGTGAAATGCTGGTTGGTCCTGCGCGTGGCTCGTCCTGTGGCTCGCTTGTGTGCTACCTGCTGCGCATCACAGAGATTGACCCGATTCCTTACGGACTGCTCTTTGAACGATTCATTGACGTCAATCGTTTTGACTATCCTGATATTGACATTGACTTCCCCGACGATCGTCGCGACCTGGTGTTCGAATATTTATACAGGAAATATGGTCAGGAGAAGGTCGCCCGGCTGGGAACTGTTATGCGTTACAAAGCCAAGAGCGCCATCGACACCATCGCTAAGGCATTGAACGTTCCCTTGTGGGAAGTCACAGACTTGAAAAACTCAATCATTGAACGAAGTGGTGGAGATTCTCGCGCAGGCTTTTGCATTGCTGACACCTTCAGTGAGCTTGAGATTGGCCGAGCAGTGCTGCGAAAATATCCGCAGATGATCACAGCAAGCGACATTGAAGGGCACGCATCAGGGCATGGTCAGCATGCTGCTGGCATCATCGTGACTGCAGAGCCAATCAGCTATTACTGTTCAGTTGACAACCAGAAGGGTGCTGCTCAGATTGACAAGGTTGATGCAGAACGATTGAACCTTCTGAAGATTGATGCGCTTGGCCTGCGGACACTATCTGTTCTTCAGGATTGTCTTGACCAGGTTGGATGGACTCGCGAGCAGCTGATTGATTACAGAACTGATGATGCGTCTGCGTTCAACATCCTAAACGACAGGAAGTTCGCAGGCATTTTCCAGTTTGAAGGCCATGCACTTCAGTCCTTGGTCAACCAGTTCGCAGTGGAGAACTTTGAAGATATCGCAGCAATGACAGCCCTAGCACGGCCTGGTCCGTTGCATTCAGGAGGCACCACAGAGTATATCAGAAGGAGAACCGGGGAACACCCAGCGACCCCATTGCATCCGATGATCGCTCACATCACCAGGGTTACCTATGGCATCGTGATCTACCAGGAGCAGGTGATCCAGATTGCGCGTGACATGGGTAAGTTGAGCTGGGCAGATGTGACAAGTCTGCGCAAAGCAATGTCAAAATCCTTGGGGAAAGAATTCTTTGATCAGTATTGGTTCCGTTTTCGCACTGGCGCAATTGAGCAGGGAATCAATGAGGATGATGCTCTGCGAGTCTGGAACCAGATCAACACCATGGGTTCGTGGTCATTCAACCGAAGCCACGCAGTTGCATACGCAATGGTCAGCTATTGGTGCATGGTAATGAAGGCGAAGTTCCCCTTGGAGTTTGGTGCTGCTTGCCTTCGCAATGCCAAAGACGAGGAGCAGTCCATCCGGCTCCTGCGGGAGCTTCATAAGGAAGGCTATGTCTTCAAGCCATACGATCCTTTTCTTTCCCAGAAGACCTGGTCAGTGCAAGAAGGGCAACTGATTGGCGGACTGACAAACATCAAGGGCATTGGCGAGAAGATGGCCAGCGAGATCCTCTTACGCAGGTCACGAGGCATTGAATTGACAGCAGGCCAGCAGAACAAACTCGCCAATGGCTCAACCCCATACGACCACATCTTTGAGTGTGAAGAGAGATGGGGCCACCTAAAGCGAGAGCCGGGGCGCTATGGCATCAGATCAAAGCTGAAAAATGTTGAGGATGTGCAGAGTGAGGATGGAGAAGTAGAATGCTGTTTCATTGCTAAGATCATCGAGAAGGATCTTCGCGATCTCAATGATCCAACGCACGTGAAGAAGCGCAATGGCAGCATCATCAAGGGACCGAGCCTGATGGTGCTGTTCACAGCAGAAGACGACACAGATCAGATTGCGTGCATGGTTGATCGGCACGACTACAACAAGCTTGGTTTGCCGCTGATTGAGCATGGGCGCATGAACGATTGGTTCATCTTCAAGGGCAAAGTGAAAGCTGGCTTCAGGCAGGTGCGCATAACTGCCTGGCGAAAGCTCAGCGGGGTCGGGGCTTTGGAGCAGTATTCCAAGCGTGATGCGTAAGTCGTTTGTATCCAGGTAGCTAGAAGCAGATGCCCATAAATGTGCTTATATTATGGGCATCTGCTGGATCAGTAAGTCGTTTGTATCTAGGCAGTTAGAAGCAAATGCCCATAAAAGTGCTTATATTGTGGGCAGCTGTTGAATCAATAAGTCGTTTATTTTCAGCAGTTTTCTGTGCGGAAAAAAATTAACCAAAGTGGCCTAAATGGCGAGATAATTACGATGGTCACTCAGTTGAGGCTGAGGGCGTGCGGCTGATTGGGGGAGCCGAAGTGA